TACAGGCCTTTATCGACCTCAGACAGCGACTCCAGGAGACCGAGGTTCGCTCTTTTCTGAGCAGCAAGCCAGGTCTCAGCCACAATGCCCTGGTTGTAGGCACGAAACTGGCCGGTCGGCAAGCTTGTGTCGTGGGCATAAGTGTGAGAGGTCATGTTATTGGCCTCATACCAGGGGATGTCGTCCAGCATAGGCCGGGCTTTATGCATCCTCTTCGCAACGGCAATCATGGTATTATCATGAATTACCTGTGAGAGTTCGTGTAAAGTATCCATTGTAAATCCTCCACACCCCTACAATTTAATCGTAATACAACCGGTCGGGATCTCTCCCTTCTCCACCGACTTTACCATCGATCACCTTGTGTTCAACAAGATCGGCTCCCACCGCCTTCAGGAAGTTCATCAAGGGAACGCTGTTTCCAAGCCCTGCAGCCTGGAACTCCTTCTTGATCTGCTCGCCTCCGTAGTTGATCAGAGTCCTCTGAGCCAGAGCATTGTTTGCATCAAAGCTCTCACCCCAGTCATCTTTCAACGCCTTCACGGCAGCTTCCTGTTCTGCTGTCTGCATGGCTTTCATCTTTTCAGTAGTGGCAAGAGCCTGTAGCCCCATGGTTTTCATGAATCCACCGAACTGCTTGTCATTCAAGCCCATTTCAAACGCAGTCTTCCTGTAAGCATCCACAACCTCTTGGCTGTAGGATTCCGGGAACTTGACCTTATATCCCTCCGGGGTATCTGGTCTTCCAAGTTTCTTATAGAAATTGCTCCGCTCTTCGTCAGTGGCATCTTCGCCAGGTGGGGTCACGCTTTCGCCGAGTTTCCCTTCAAGCTCTGAATACGCCTTCCCAAGCTCTCCAATGCTCTGGAACTTGGTTAACGATTCAGACTCTTTCTGGTCTTCCGGTAGCTGTGCCATCCAGGCCGGTCGCTGAGTCTGAGTGTCCTGATTACCGGCAACGCCGCCATCAGATTCATTTCCGGCTTTATCATCACCGGTGGACGGGTTACCGCCCTGATCCTGGCTGTGATTATCTCCAGCATTACCGTTCCCACCCTCATCGAGTGATCCCGTTCCGCTTAAGAGGTCACCGCCTCCATCGCTTTGAACTCCCATTTATATCTCCAGGTTGTTCGTTTTCACGCTCCTGACCGGAAGCTTGGAAAAGCCTTCGTACAGAAGGTCGAGGTTATCCATGTGGGAAATCCCCATGGCCGCTATAATCTGTGAAGCGGCTGTCCGCCTCGCTGATTGCTGTGGTGTGACCTCTTCGGTGTCCCATAATCCCAGGAACTCCATGAGGATCTGAAAGACTTCCCGGCCTTCCGGGTTATCAATGAGGACTCTCCTCATCAATACAGCTCTTTCATCGGCAATTGTCACTATGTCCTCCCGGCCTGTTGGGCGGCACCGGCTGCCTGTTGCATCACCATTTCACCAGGAGATCCCGGTTGCGGTGCTGTTGCCATATCTTTCATGGTGGCTGCAGCCTGTTGCTCCTGCTGTTGCTGCATCTGTTGCTGCATAAGCTTGGCCTTCTCTTCTCTGAGCTTGGCGACTTCCGGAAGTTCCTTGATTCCCTTCTGTGGCCAGCCGTCAGCCGTGAGGGCTTCACGGACAGTGGCGTCGAAGTCAACGTTATCCAAGGACTGAGGTGCGAACTGGGCAAACCCGCCAAGAGTTCGGAGTCCTTCACGGATGCCGTTTGTCTGATGGTATCGCCTCTGGGCCTGTGCCAGTGGTCCAAGCATTACGACTCTGGGGCTGGCTTCTTTGATAACCTTATCAAGTTCAGGCGGGAGGGCCGGAAGCTGGCCTGATCGCTGTAACACCCCGATTACCCGGTTGATCAGAGGGTTCATGGCCTCCTGGTACAGCCGTCCAACCACATTGGAAAGAATCGCTGCCTTCTCAGACATACGCTCAGTCACCTCTGTAGCCGTCATTTCCCTTTGAGCCTGGGAGAATGTCAGGAAGAACGGAACCATGAAGTGTTCCAGGACTGCCTGTTTCATCATCTCATACTCTTCCTTCACCGGCTGATGCCCACGAGACATATCGATAATCTCAGTCTTCAGCCCGGCCTCTTTGTAATAGTTGTCGAAGCCGGGTCGAAGCTTGCTACCGCCTTTCCCCCGAAGGTGTTCCGGAGAGTTCGTTGGCGGCTGGCCAATGGTCTGGTCCAGTATCGCCAACGACTTCGCTATAATATTCAGGCGTTTGATGTCTTTAATTCCGTCTCCGGCTGGCGATCTTCCATAAAGCTCACCAGAGTTTTTTCGCCATCTGAACACCTGATATGGCAGATCATAGTACCCTCCCTGTTCCATAATCTGATTGTTATGAGACGGGAGGAAATAGATAGAAACAAATTCTTTATTTGTATCAACTTCATTATCAAAGTCTTTCGCCGGCCCGACAAAGTGAATTACCCGGTGTTTAAGGTACGGGTTGTTCTCAATCGATGTAGCCACTTCAAGAGGAAGCTTGTCTTCCCATCGGTCCATCAGCTCCCGGCCCTGCAGCCAGAACTCACGAACAACAGTATCGACAATCCCTCCATCGCTCTCGCTGATGAAGATTTCCCGCATGTGCCGGGAAGAGAACAGGAGTTTCCCGTGTTCTGCATCATCCTCAGTTAAGAGACATGAGGTGCCGATAACCACAGCATCCAGGATGAACTCATTAATCGCCTCATAAAAGTTCGACTCAGTGAAGGTCTTGTATACACGCTGCTCGACCAGCTCAAGCCAGTCAGAGACAAAGGGTACGTCCTCATACCGGCTATCTGCCGGGGCAAGCTTGAACCACCTGGCAGAAGGAGAGATGAGCATTCCCTGGAACGAGGTAACCATGATATTGGCACCACGCTGCGGGGTTGAGTCATAAGATTTAACTGAAGCGGAATCCCTGGTCTTACTGGGATCTTCGTCGGTGGCCGTGTATTTGACTCTCCTGGGATTACAATACCCGGAGTTCTCTTCCCATTCGGGAATAACGACCTCTTTATCCTCTTCGAGGAGTTTATATCTGCCGTTAACTTCTTCTTCTAATGTAAGCCATCGTGTTCCCATAAGGACATTCAATCACATCCCTTGTTTTATATCACGCCAATTTCGGCTTACACCCCATCAAAAGGGTCATACTCCTCTGATCTGGGCTTGAAACTGAACAATTCGTCGCCTTCATACTCTCTTTCCGGCCAGTCCAGGGAAACCTTCTTATCATTCAGCCGGGCCAGGGCATCGAGTAAATCATCATGGCCGCCGTACGGGAACGGGTTATATTCCTCAATGATGAACTGCTGGATTATGTCCTGCGGCTTCCCCTGGTAGTCCTCTTTGATGATCTTATGCGGAAAGAACACCCGGCCCTGCTCGAACCACGGGATCATGGCTCTGATGCGGTCGTGCTTATTGTCGCCGCCACCGACCTCAGTGATGTGAAACCTGTAGTTCTCCCGGTCCATGCGGTCGTCGAAGTACTCAATGTCTGCCTGAATTCCGTATTTTTCGTAATAAACATACGCCGGCCTGTATTCCCGGTGAAGAGCAAAGATCCGGTTACCCCGCTCTGTAAGGGAAAGCCGGTCCCTGATGGCGTCCAGGATGTAGATGTTCCGGTCAGATCCCAGGCCTATGACCCATATGGCCGTGTAGTCAGATGATTTCTTCTTTGAGCCGGCGGGATCACATATCATGATCAGGTTCATGTTATTCCACTGAATCCTGGCCCAGTACTTAATCCAGGCCTCATTGAATCCGATGGAGCCTTCCTGCTTCGGGTCACAGAGGATCTGGGATGAGAATACATACGGCCCCATGGCGATACGACGCTCATCAAGCCATGCCCTGGACTTCAGGACCGGGTTTCCCCTGATTGTGCCATCATCGGTTGCCGGGTAGATCCGGGGAATTACAGCCTTTCGGTCCATCATGACTCGGTAGGTGTCTGCCAGGTGGTAGAACGTGCCAACCACCCGGAACACACCTCCGTCAGGGAACACACCCTCATCGGTGCCCAGGTTGATAGACATCTCCCAGGACTCGGTAACCTTCTGGATCATTTCCGGATTGGTAACATGTTCCTTCGTGATCACATCATCATAGATCCTCAGGTCATAGTGAGGCCCGGTCTTCAGCCCCTCAACCAGCCCAGACGCCTCAACAGTGGCTTCCTTCGGCTTTCCCTTTCTCTTTACGGTAATTCCCTTATCCAGGCTCCAGTTCACCCCGGCTGCAATTGT